ATAATTTCCTGCGGGGTTTTGTAGAGTTTGGTTTCCAGACCTACTTTGTCCATTAGCCAAGGATGCAACTCGTTCATGTCATACATAGACGTTGCCGCTTGTGGCCCATACATCTGCGCCCTAATCTGAAAATCCTGCATAAGCTTTTGCACATCTCGGCCTTTTTGCGCTTGAGCTAAAGGTGACACTGCTCGGATCTGAATTGCTCTACCGTTAACAACAGGCAGCTGAATGTCTCCGCGCTTTTCCAAGATGTATAACGCTCTGCGAATGTACGGCTGGATAAACTCATAAAACACACGCGCAAAACCAGAAGATGTTCGATGAGCCAAATCAGCCATGCGCTCTGATACTTCGTATGCTGTTGCTGGCGTTTTGTTTGGATCTGAAAGCATATCGTTAAACATGGCTTTTTTAATGTTGTTTCGCTGATCTCCCAGCACAACATCTTGCATGTTAAAGTTACCTGTTGCTCCTGCAACTGGCTCTAGTCCACGCGATCCAATTTCTTTGGTAATTATAGTCCCTGGCAATAATGAAATATTGTCAGAATTAACCGTGCCTTCGTTGTCTGTTTGATAAACGCCAACAATAGACATAGCTGCGTTTTCTAAGATCATTTCGACCATCAGGTTTGTAGTTCGAATGGCGCCCATTGCGTTAAGTAGTGGGCCGCGCCCCCAAGTCTCGCCAGCGGCTGTTGACCAGCGGAATGCAATGAAAGGATTAGAACCTGCGCCTTCCAGCTTTTGCTGCTGCAAGATTTCTTTGTGATTTTCACAAACAACTAAATGATAATAGCATTCATTTGGTTTTGAGTAATCCCGATAGGTGTACTCAATAATATCTAGTTCTTTGTCTTCACTATCTTTCATATCGGAATATGTCTTGGTCATTTCTGATTGAGACATTTTAGGATAGCGAGTTGCTAGGTGTTTGGCTTTTACCTTATTGCAACGATAGACGCCGCCAACCATATCATCAGAACCGCGCTCAAGGTACACGTCAGTAATAGGAATTGCGCGATGGTGAAAAGCGCTTTCTCCTGTTCCTTCCTCGAAAAGCATAACTCCTGTCGAGATTGCCATATCGTGTAGGCTTTCAGCACTTTCTTGGGCGAAGTTACTGTTCCAAATTTCCTCAAAGACGTATTTGTTAATGTCATCAAGATCTTTGTCTACCGCTACTTTGTCTCTTGGATTTACCAGAGAGCTTGCGTCTAGTTTTACAAATTCAGTAAAGGAAGGCATTAGCCCCGCTTGCATACGCGATACAAACTCGGCAACAGCGTTGGCCCCTGTTTCGTCGTATATATCGTCTGCATTATCAATCTTTGTGGTGTGAAATCGCTTTCGCGCTGGCATCGTTAGACGCAAGCAATCATCATAAAGACTTTCAAGTCTTTGACGTTCAGCTTTTGCAGCATCCCGAAGTTGAATAACTAATCTTGCATCCATATTAAATCACGCGAAGAAAGAGCGTGGAGAAAACATGCCGCCGCCACCGCGACCAGCTGATGATCCAGCTACGTTTCCGCTTGCTGATTGCCTGCGCCGTTTGTATTCGGCTCCGCGATCAGCAATGAGTTGATTGGAACTTTCTGCTTGAACATCTGCTGCTTGTTTTTCTATAATTTGAGTTTGCTTCGCCATAGATGCTTTGGCTTGTTTTTGCCCTTTGTTAGTTTGATAGGCATTTACTGTTGCTACCGCCGCCATTGTCCACGCTACAGGATTACACATTGCCAACACCTCATATTGTATGTTGGCCGCAAAAATCTGCTTTATTTAGCCTTCGGTCAAGAACTACGACCTTTTGACCACAAACTTTCTCTGTTCATTTGTCGCGCTGTCTTTTGACCGCCCCGATTAAACAGGTTTTGTTTTTTATAGGCTTGCGTAGAAGCTTTTGCGTTCGGGTTTCTGCCTATTAGCTTTTTGCCATAACCCATGCGAAGAAACATATATTGTTCTGCGTCACTAATGTGGCTGTAAATACTTTTTTTGTCTATTTCTTCCCTGTCTTTTAAATAACAATACCCACCTTTTTTTGCATTTAACGTATAAGTGCAATTTGGACTTAAAATGTAGGCGGGTCTGCCTTCAACCATAGTATTTAGCTGTGTCTCAACCGCCCCAACTCTAATAATTGGATCGTTTGACCAAGCTGGCTGAACATCTAGGTCTGCTGCTTTAAAGATTTGATAAGGCGTAGTGCTATCTGTTGTTGCTCGGTCTTCGCCTCTGGGATCTCCTGTAATAACCACCCGATGATTGGGATAATGCTCCCTAATATGATTGCCAAGAAGATCAGCAAACTGTTTGGCATTAGTGTCTCTTGTAACCAGTTCATCAAAAACCTTAACTTGGCCTCGTATATCCTGACCAAATGACGCCGCAGGGGTAAGTCCGAAATCTACACCAATATGTATTGGCTCATTAGGATCTGGCCCAAAATCTTCATCTGCAACGTGGGTTTTTTCTGAGAAACCACGATACACAGGACGCCCTGCAAAAATACGCCCAATCTGGTTTTGCAGCATATTCCTAATCCAATCGCGGGTCTGTCCGTGAATAAGATCAGTATAGTAAGTCTGGTCTGTAAACTTAGCGTTCTCTCTTTGTGGATTTAACTCATAGCCCGTTAGCTCACCGTTAGGTCCAAACTGATCTAGCAGGGCAGGGGGCTGTGTTGTAAATTCCCAGTTTTCTGGCTTTATAAGCGTAAGCCTGTCATCTTCTGTCATCCAATCTGGCGGTTCTGATTGACCAGACATAATAGACCACCAATGTTCTTCGTGCGGCGCGTTTGTGTCCATAATTACACAAGAACGTGTCGGACCTCCTTCAATCATGCGCGGAAATCGCTTAACCCTAGAGATAGCCGCAGTCACAATTTCTCTGCTTAATTCTCTAGCTTCGTTAATCCAGATAAATGTAAACTCAAAGCTAAGAAGCTTACGAACATCTTCATCCCGATCTAGTGCCAAGAACCATATTTCAGCTTCAAGATCTAACTCAGGAATGTTTATGTCCTGACGAAAGGGCGCTCTCCATCTAACACGCCCAAAGTCTTTTTCTGGCAACCATTCCAGCCACGTTTTCATAGTAGTGGTTTCAAGCTGGGGCGTAGTATTACGAATAACGCCAACTCTCACACGGCGTTTTCCCGTACGTTCCCCAGTTTGAAGATCTATTGATCGCTCTTGTCCAAGCATTAGCCTTAGACATTCCATTACACACGCGACAGATTTGCCAGATCCGATTGGCCCCTGTAATCCCCGAACAAATGCTGGGGAAGACATAAAATCAATTATAGTTTTTCCGTCTGGTGTGTAGTTTACGCTAACCAATGTGGAGAATTATCTCCATTGCAATAACAGTCGAAGTGCAAAGAATAACAGCCACGCCGCATCCAACCATATACTTTAAGTATTTAACCATTTTTTCGGAATGATCGCTGTGCATTTGCTCAACTTCTTTAAGAAGCAATACGTTTTCAGCATCACCTCTGCGTATTCTGGTTTCTCTTAGCTGATCCAGCGCAGCCGCAACCCAAACAACATTGTCAGGACTAAGATCAAATCCCCCTCCAACAGTTTTGGCAACTTTAAGACGTTCAATAAGTGTAAGTGTATTTGTAGCATTAGACATGGCAGTGCCTCCATATTAAAGTAAAATTACAAACTAAAATATGGCAGGTGGGCCTGATGGGGGATGACCCCAGCAAGATGTTTTGCGATGACAACCGCCTACTTGGCTCGGTTTCTTATTACCTTGCTTCATCTTATTCCGTTTCTCTTGGCTCGGTTTCTTACCCGTAGCAGTTCTTCTTTTTGCTCTACACTAAGCAGCTTCATTATTCTGCGCGGAGAATTTCTATTGATCTCAACAATATGGTCTGCTTTTCTGCAACACCAATAACCGTCCTTATCAAAAAACCCACCACTAACTCTAAATAAACAGCCATTCGGTAATTTATCTACAGTTTTCTGTAAACTTTCAGCGACAGTATTAGCTTCATGTTTGGTACGGTCAACAAAGATTCTATCACCTTTTGTCGAAGAACCAGCCGCAGCGTTACTTTTAAATTTAATACCAGACGGTATTGCTACTGGCGTTTGCTTAGAAAAGAAACTCATGCTTTCTTCCTTAATCCGATGTCTTGCTCTTTGGCTAAATCACGGCGTTCTATCGCCTGATCTTTATGATCTCGACAAACCCACAAGTACCCACGCCTATTGTGCGGGATCTGATCATAAAACCCACCGTAACCAATTCCAAAACAGGCTGGCTTAGAGCAGAAGTAACAGAGATAACTTTTCGGCTGCATTATATACGTGCTAGTCGGGTCACAGGGAATGCGCTTGCGCTTTTTCCCCAGACCCCCCTATCTCACCCTCTTTAACCTCAATCATTTGCTGCAAATCATTCGAGCTTGCTAGGTTAATTGAGATGTTCACGTCCCTATTACCTGTGGTCACTGGTGCTGCCACTTCACTTGCTTTGTATCCTGCTCTGTCCAGCAGGTCAGCCGCTGCTAACTGCCTCACGTTCTCTGACTTGGCAGATGTAGCCAGCTTAACCATCGCTTGAAGACCCACTCTAGCCCCATCAAGTAGGTGTTGCCTGATTGCGACTTGTAACCCTTGTCTTCCTCTATCTGATCTCAGGAACGCAGAACATGTTGATCTTGAACTATAACCTGACTGTGCGGCTATATCATCTATGTGTAATCCTGTTGTTGCGCGGAGTTGGAGAGCCATAGCTTGTCTGGTGTCTAAGACAGTCCCATCTTGCAGGGTAATCTCTGATACATCATCTGTAGATATAATGTCATTCACGGCGCGTTTTATCCCGAATAATAAAGGTATATATGCCGCGTCGGTGTTCCTTATTGGCATCATCAATATTCTTCTTTGAATGTCGATGTGGGCTCTGCCCCCTTACCCCCGATAAAGACAGTGATCGCCTCTCTTTGATGTTCGGTCAAGAAAAAAGAATGCTATTCATAGTATGCTGAAAGCCATTGATTCATCTGGTGCATGAATGGTCATTAAACCATGACCATGTAGCTTCGCAGACGCTTTTCAGCGGGAACCATGACTTGTCATGGAGACAAGGAATGGATGGCCCCATTCCATTTGCCTAAGAAAGAGTTGCGTCAAGCTATTGACCCGTATTCCTTCATAGCAGACAATTTACAACGAGAGCTGGCACTTCCCTTCACATCAAAGTACCTGCGTGTCGTTCCGCAAGCTGGCTCTCACCATTCCCATACGGACGGAATTACGCCCGTTGAAACAACGCCCAACTTCGATGTTCTTCACTTCTGGACTTTTCTTTGAAAAGCTCCTTGAAGCTTGACCCTCGGAGTAGGCTACCACAAGCCAAAGCCTCGAAACGCATCAAAAGCATTTGCATTCTTGTTTGTCAGCCATTTCAGGCTGACTGTATGCTCGGGGACCCCTTCCCCGTTCTTCGGTCAATTTCTCACGGAAATTGAGCTGCGGGATCGGCTCCAAGCCGCAGACAAGGCTCCCTAGAGAAAATCGCTCGAAATGCGATTTGCACAGTGTAACCGTAGCCGCTTTGTTTAACTGGGAATTGCTATTAACCGATTAAAATCGGGCAATTCACATACGTGGACCATTTGGGATCTTTCACAACCCCTTCAGGGTTGATCGGTCCAAATGCGGCATACTAGGTAGACACACACACACATGTTGTAATGCTAACCGCTGGTTGTGCTTCGTACCCATATCCAAAGTCAAAGTGCCGCGATTTTTTTAAGAACATTTTTACTTGTTTAGATTAAAAATAGCTTGCTGAGCCGCAAGGGCGGCTTTGACTTACACTATCTAGCATTGCTGTTCCCAGATGCCGCACAGGTCCAAAAACCTGATTGGCGATCAGGGGCAATGCCATCGTTTGTCTAGCTGCACGAAGGGAGAACCCGCATCGCATCACAATTGTGTGTAGCGTTTATCTCAAAGGTACTAAGACAATGAAATCAATCATCCAGATGTTAAATGAGCTTCTTACACCATTCTACGGTAAAAACTTCAAACTCTCTAAGGAATGGGCATTATTTGAAATCATCCTTACAGGCACTACTGGCATCGTAGCTGCAATCTCTATTGCTGTAATATGCCTTCCAATTCGGATTACTATCTTCATCCTTGACGCACTTATCAGCTTTGTCATCAAGCCACTTGGTAAAAAGACCTGGGCGGTAATTGTCACTAAGTACAACGAGGTTCGCACATGAAGCTCGCTCATAGCAACCCGTTCTACTCTGACGTAGCCGTTACATCAGAAGAAGATCCTCAGATCGTAGACTATAACGAGGGCGTACATTATTACGCCAGCGTTGCCCAAATGGAGGCCGTTGCCGAAGAAATTACTGACGATTGGCAGCGTGATTACATTCGGATGCACGACAAGCATTGGTCACTCATCCAGCAATCTAACGATTTACGTTATGCTAGAGACACCGCAATGAACCTCATGGTTCACGAACGTGTTTCTAAGCACTTACGTCAAATTGAAATCAAGCTGATCGCACTTGAGAACGACATAGACGTTATGCAGCGTAATCAGCCTACTGACACAATTCCCTTCTAGTGATCGTTAGATCTTCTAGCTGGCTGGCGCGGATGCTCGTCAAGTATCCCGCCATACTTCCCAGTATCAGCCTCATTCCTATTCGGATGGGGCTGGACACAACATCTCACCTTAAAATTCAATGGAGGCTTTAATGGCTTATCAGATCTCTTATGAAGTTCGTTACTTCAATCAAAATGGCTTTAAATATCACACCAAATCGTTTGACTGCAATCATGCTGCTCAATCGTTTTTCGACACCAATACTAAAATAGCTGGCAGGCTTGTTGATAAGATCGCAGATCAACAACACGGCCTACCCACTTACATCGACCTTGTTGCACGTGATGATAGCTTTGGCATTCTCGAATACGTAGCAACTTGGAACCACAAATCTCACGTATTCTATGATGCTTGAAGCATTTCTCATCACCGTAATTCCAGTAGCCGTTGGGACACTCATCGGCTGCTTTATCGCAACATTTGGAACCGAGGAAGATCCAGAATGAATATTATCGAATTAGCTCAGCTAAAACGTCTCAACGATCAGGCGTGGGAGACATTAAGATCCTTCCACAACAAAGATCTCGACCATCCAGTTAAACGAGAATTGATCGCAATAGCTAGATTAACTGATGATCTATTAGACGATCCAGAAGGTCCACATAAATATAGAGGAGTAAATATAACTATAAAAACAAACTAAAAAATATCCCCTGCCGTAGTTCGACAGAACCTGTCAACCCCCACAAGGAAGGGGGGTATGACAGGCCCTGACGCCCTACGCGCTTCGGGTTGTTCTATCAAATAAAATCAAATCAAAAGGTAAATCACATGTCAGTAACAGTAACAGTAAAATCTTTCGAAGATCTTAGTTCAAGAGTAAAATCAGACGCAGGATTGACGTATCACGAAATGCTAAAAGATGGTGTAGACTTTGCACCAATGAATTACATTGCAGCGTCATTAGCTTATAATCTCTACGAAGAAGGTGAAGTATGGGATTGGGACGAGCGCAGAATGGTCAAAGGCAACACGTTGCAATATGCCCAGAATAACGCTCTCAATGGCATCTGCTATACCCTTAACGATAAGGTTAATAAGCAGCGTGGCATATTCTATCAGAAGATCGAAGCTGCCAAACGCGCACGGCGTGGCGCTACCAGCCAGAATGGCTCTAATATGTATAACAATGCTAAGGATGCAGCCGTTAGAGCTAAATATCAGCTTACTAATCTAGAATATCTACTGGACGCATTCCGTCAGGTACACAAAGTAGCTCTCGGCAGAGAATACAAATACGTCCAGTTTGTAGACAAGTCAGAACCAGAAGTTTCACAGCATGAGGTTGATTTATCAGCCGCAGACGCAGAAATGGCGGCTCTGGGTGTCGATATGACAGATGACGTTGTTACCGCACCACCGTCTAACGACATGATTGGGCCAAGAACAGCACAGCAAGCAACCGCAGAGTATCTTGCTAACAGTGATGCCGACAAGCCCAACGTATCACTCAACACTAACGGAATTGAGAATGTCGAGGAAGCAGAAGAAGATCTAGCCAACAGACAGAAGATTAATCCTGTCGCTGGCTCTGCCAAATCAGACCCAAGAATGGAAGACGCTAGTTCTCACTAGGTAAGCACTTCCAGTACGCCGCGCTAGGTTCCAACAGGGACTTGGCGCGGCTATTTTAGTTTACAAAAAACCCTATTGTTTTCAACGATAGGTTAGAAAGAAAGAAAGAAAAAAAGATAAGGTTTAAGAACCGGATCTGCGCCCCAACTGCGCCCCAACTGCAAAGGTAATTCCTATGTTTGGATCAACTAGAATAACTTGGGAAAACATGACTATTCATGTTCTTCACGAACCATCGTTATTTACAGTGTTTGATACTTTATTAGACAAAAATGTAGCGATTGATCGTCTTCAAATTACTTCTGAAAACAAAGAACCTATGTCTATCAGTGAGACAGGTTTCAGATCTCATTACGTTAGTCGAATTGAACTAAAAGAAAATCCAAATTACGTTTTGGATTGGCTTAATCATGAGGCTCGAAAGCCATCATGGAAACAATACATTCGCGCTAAAAGAAACCAACAATTCACTATGTTTGGTATGCTCTAATGTACTGTGAAGAATGTGGTGGCTCTGGTCAGATCGAACAAGACGATCCTCAACCACACGCTCATGGTTTCAACATGGGTTACATAGATACAAAATGGGTTGATTGCGAGTTCTGCGACAGAACTGGCTTTATACCCCCCACCCCCCAAAAAATATTAGAGGATGAAAATGTCTGACAAAATAAATGACATAAAACGTAAGATTGCCAATGACATTCTTACACTTATGAAAACCGAAAATCTGTCTTGGATGAAACCTTGGCTTCACCCCCAGCCAGCACAAAATGGTGAAAGTGGTCACGTTTATAAAGGCATGAATGTCTTTGCTGTAAACATGGCTATGTTTCACAATAGCTGGACTGATCCTAGATTTCTTACCTTTAATCAAATGAAAAAATTAGGTGGCTCTAATAAGGGCCAAAAATCGACCGCAGTAATAAAGTTTGGAACATCAAAAGATAAGAACAATGAAGACAAACGCTATTCGTTTGCTCGGCTTCATTTTGTTTGGAACGTAGAACAAATCACAGGATTAAATAAAGATGACCTTATACCCCTTCAAGATCTTTCTAAAATATCTGCTCCAGAACGTAATGCAGGAATTGATACTATGGTCGAGCAGATTGGTATTCCAGTACGCGAAGCACAAGCGGCTTTCTACCGCCAGCAGGACGATGCTGTTTACATGCCTCCAATTAGTACATTCGTTGATACGCACGAAGGTGCTTCAGCCAGTGATAACTATTACTCAACGCTTCTTCACGAACTTATTCATGCAACTGGCCCAAGTTTTCGCATTGGTCGGGAATGCTATCTTAAATATCACGTCAACAAAAAAGAAAGGGCAAAAGAAGAATTAGTGGCAGAAATAGGTTCTGCTCTTTGGCGACAGAAACTTGGTTTTGATAGCCCGTCAAATCTTATAAACACTGCCAGTTATGTAAAAAGCTGGATTGCTTTGCTCGAAGAAGATTACAATACAATTTTTGAAGCTGCGACAAAAGCAAGCCAAGCTATTGAGCATTTAGAACAAATTAATACAGAATTAAATATCAAAGTTGCATAAATTACTTGACATATCAAGAAAACTAACTGTTTTTGTCAGGAATAGCAAAACAGCTAATAACATGCTTATAATAATAAATTGTGTAAACCAATACAGTAAGAGGCAAGGTGGTAATGTTTTTTGAAGATCATACAGGACGTAATTAAGGCTTTAGGTGAAATTAAAGTCTTGAAAAACAGCGCTATTGTTTACGAAAACGATAGAAAAGAAAAGGTAACAATTACTGTTGACGTTAACGCTCTCGACAGTGCAAACGAAGATGAAGTAGACAAATGGCTTTCCGCTGCCGAGGAAAAGCATGGCGTTAGTAAGAATAAAAAGCATTCACAGAGTAACGAAAACTCTTAAGGATGGAAAAAAGATTGAGTACCATTACCTAAGTAGGGGTGGTCCTCAATTTTGGAAATCTGACACTAAAATTCCTGTTAACGGTCCAGCTTATTTTAAAGCTTACCAAGAAAAGCTCAAAACATACAAACCGTCTCACGGAAAATTCCGTCAAGTAATAATAGAATATACAAACTCAAAAGACTTCACAGATCTAGCTACAGCAACACAAGATCAAATGAGAGGTTACTTGTATCATCCTGATTGGGGCATCGACGCCAACTTTGGCAGCGCCCCAATAGCATCATTTTCCAAGCCAGCTATACGGCGTATTGTTTACAACTGGAAAGACAAAAGAGCAGAAAGCTCAACTTCTGTTGCTGACGCAATGCAGGGAACATTAACTACTATAGTTTCTTGGGCGATAGACAGAAATTATTTTACTGTAAATCACCTGCTAAACATGAAGAAAGTTCATCGCCAGCAAAACAGAGCAGAATTGCTGTGGACTGACGAAGAACAAAAACAATTTATCAAAACAGCTATTGAAGCAAAAAGACCTCACATTGCAATTGCGTTTCAAATAGCTTGTGAAACTGGATTGCGCGGATCTGATCTTGCTTTGTTAAACAAAGATCACATAAAAAAACGCGAAGATGGAGAACTTTTCTTTTCGTTGATTACTAAAAAAAAGGGTCGACGTGTTTTTATTCCAATTAGTAAAAGCACTTCTGAATACATTAACAACATGCCAGAGGATCAACATTACTTGATACTCAATATGTACGGCAAACCCACAACTATACGAAACATAAGCAAATGGATTTTAGAAACTAGACGTCTTGCTGGCATTCGTGAGGAAATACATCTTCACGATTGCAGAGGCACGTGCGCCACAAGACTTTACAGATTAAATTTTAGCTTTAAAGAAATTGCAGCACACATGGGCTGGTCAATAGATTACACATCTAGAATGTTAAAAATCTATGCAGACGCAAATCCATTAAATGATGAAAGTCTTTTCAGAAATCACGAATCGATCTAAGTAAATCAGCCGCTTCGCTAGACTGATTGACATAGTTCTCACTGCGATTTTTGCTGATCTCTTAAGTATATAGTGTAAACTGGTGTGTAAACTAACCAAAAAAAGGTTTGTTTTATCATTAAAATTTGCTATTATATCAGTGTGTTATCACAAAACATCAGTGACTATTGCTTGTTATTGTAACAAACAAATAAATCATTGATTGAAAACACTAATTTCGTAAACTAACCTCGTTTTACAGTCATTTCTATCAATTACTTGCCTGTAAAGTGTAAACCAGAGAGGCCCGTCATGTCGGACACAAAACCCAAAAAACAATTTAATATAGCTATGGCAATAAAACCAACAAGATCCAGAATTACGTTGCCTGATTTGGGTCAAGAAGAACATCCTTCCTATGAATTGATCGAAGCTAAGAATGACAAAATCACGGCGTTGCAAAGTCGCATAGCTAAGATGGAATTAGAATTACACAAAGCATTGGACAAACTTGCTTCACAAGCAACCGAAATTATTTCCCTTAAGCAACATCGCAGATAGTGCCTAGCCCTACTCAGCGGTCCCTCAAGTATCTCAGGGATCTTGGATACCATTGCGCGATTGTCGAGCGCTGGAACCCACACACAAGAATACGTCAAGATTTATTTGGCTTTGCAGATTTGCTCTGCATTCAAAAAAATCACCCACCGCTTTTAGTCCAAGTCACTTCTTCGGGTTGGTCTTCACGCCTTAAAAAAATCAAGGAGGAACCTCTTTCAAAACTTGCTTTGGCATCTGGTTTTAACATCGAAGTTCATGGCTGGCGCAAACTCAAGACAAACAAAAACAAAATGACCATCAAAGTCATTTCAGTAAAGGAAGAAGATCTTAATGAGTTTCAAAGCACTTAAATACGTTAGTCAATTATTAGGTCTTACCCCTAATCAAAAATTAGCCATGTTTCAGCTTGCTTCAATGCAAAACGAACAAAGCCATTTATGCAATCCAAGTCCAGAACACGTTGCGTACACCACAGGCATGTCAGCCTCTCAAGTACGCATAATTCTTAACCAGCTTATCAGTCTTAATCTTTTAGAGCGATCTTCTAAAGGCTGGTCATTTCCCAACAACATAAAAATGAAAGGAGACAAAATTCCTATAAATTGGTGGCCCTCAGAACGAGCCTTAGAAACTCTTACTGAATGTTACCCAAATCATCACTTCAACATAGAGGAAGCAGTCAATGAGTTTATCGACTTCTGCCACGATAAAGAAATTACCCACGCAACCGACAGAATTGACGCTGCGTTCGTCCGAAACATTAGCCAAATACTCGACCATCGAAAAAGCGGTTCAGTACAGATCGCAAGAGATAGAGAGGACACTCCGAGATCTAAAGTTAACGCTTTCTTCGATTGACGCAATTAAAAAGCCAGGTGGTTATACAAACTATGAAGATCAGTCACAGTTTCAAAAAGAAAATGACGTTCAATATCTTGGTCACTTTCTAAATGAAATTTGGTTTGTTCCAAACAGCACAACTCAAGATCAGATCTTTCACGCAATAGCATTTCTTAAAACAAACAACGAAACGCCTGAGAGCGTTCGTTTAGCTTTGTTTGAATTGTGGCTTTGCACAAAGCATCAAAAAATTAACGACCAAGACATGAATGCAATGATTAAAATCTATTGCAAAAACCTAGCAGAGTATCCTGTCAATCTTTGCTTGGTGACTATCAACGAAATGATTTCGTCATGTCAATTCTGGCCTAGCTGGGCCGAAATTCAAGAAAAACTTGATGTAACAGGTAGCGCAACAAACGGAATGGTCCGTCAATTAACGCGTCTTCATGCTTACAGAACTCAAGTTGCAGAGCTTTCTGAAAGTTACGAGCAGGGAGACAAAATGTGGAAAAAGGAAAAGGAATTAACAAATGGTCTATGAGATAAAGGATCGCAATGAATACATCGGTTCCTCCGATGCAAAAACAATCATGGGCGATGATTGGCAAGATTTATGGGAACGCAAAACAGGCCGTAAAGATCCAGACGATCTTAGCGAAGTGTTTCGTGTTCAACTCGGTGTTTTCACCGAAGAATTTCATCTTGATTGGACTTTTAGAAAGCTTCAAAGCGAACAAACAGAACCAGACGATTGGGAAATGGCTAAGTTCAACAAATCTCAGAAACAACATCAGTACGTGAGATTAACGGGCGAAAAAACGCCGTTAAGAAGTCATCCAGACGCCTTAATCAGTAATTATGGCAAGACAGGCGTAGGAAGTATTGAAATGCCCGTCGAGGTTAAACACTCAGGCGCGTTTCTAAATGCTAATGCAGCTTGTGATTACTACATGCCTCAACTTCAACATCATATGTTTTGCTGGGGTCAACGTCATTGTTTGTTCAGCGTAATACTAGGCAACAATGAGCCAGAGCGCATCTGGGTCGAACGCAGTGACGATTATGTTGGTCATTATTTAGCTAAAGCAGACGTATTTTGGAATTATGTAAAATCAGATCTACCACCAAATGACGAGTTTTTTTATCCTGCTGTTATGCACAGTTCAGTCACGGATAAAATTCGCAAAAACGGTATGGTTCGACGCAACATTTCAGAAGACAATCACATGACTAGCCTTGTTCAAGATCTGTATGAAACTGCCTATGCGGCAAAGCAACATTCAGACACCAAAACAATCATCAAAAAAGAAATGAAGGAGGACGAAGCAGAGCTTTATAGCGAACGCGTTTCTATCAAAAAGAACAAGCGTGGCGCGGTAACAATCAAACTTATGGGAGCATAAAATGGCTACAACAATACAGCCAAAACCTGTTGCAACTAAGGTAAAAGCACCTGTTGCAAAAACATACATCGAAGCAATGATTTCTGCTCAAGCGGCTATGTCACCGCTAATCAAAAACAAGACAGCGCATAAATATTCATATGCTGATCTTGGTGCTTTGTACGAAGCTTGCAAACTAGCGTTTTTAGAAAACGGTTTTTGCATTCTTCAAACCAACGATGCAGACGATCAAGGTCAATATGTAGAAACCAAATTGCTGCATGTCAGCGGCGAAAGTTTCAGTTCTAAAGTTTACCTTTATGTCAGCAAACCCGACATGCAAGGCTTGGGTAGTGCAATCACTTATGCGCGTAGATACGGGCTTATGTCTATCTCTGGCCTGTCAGCCGAAGAAGACGATGACGGTAAACGCGCAACAGCGTTTCCATCAACTCAAATTAACAAATCTCTTTCACCACCAACCGCCCCAACAGGGAGACTATAAACTATGTCAGATTACGACAATACAAACTCAGGCGTTGTGTTTGCACCTTGGCCCGACAGCCGCATGGCTGGACAAGGCAAAATCAATATCAACGGCAAAGACAATAAAGTCATTATGGTTCACGAAAAGCTTTCGGCAAATGGCAATCCTGTTCGTTGTCTTTACGAACGCGTTGCTGTTCTTTTTGACAATGACAAAAAAGGCAACGATGGGGCACCTGATTACTCAGGTCCAATAGACACACATCACAATCTTCGTATTGCTGGCTGGTCTGGAGAAAAAGATGGCAAGCCTCATTTGTCTTTAAAAATAACAGAAAAACTATCTGCTCAAGGTCAGGAACAGGGGAACGCCTCGCAAGCTCAAGCCCCTGCTCCCTTAAAGCAAGATGATGATTTCATTCCGTTTTAAAGAATGGCGTACATCAACATCATAAAATCTCTCTATGTTCCAGAAACATTTAGAGCCTTTGCTTATGGTTTTGTGTTGGGGGCGGCATTCATGTCCTCCCCAGCACTAGCCATGTTGCTGTTAGCCGCAGCGATAGCATTTCTTTGGCTCTCACGAGCAACCACTCAAAGTAAGGATAAAACCTAATGAACGTCAATGTAAAAGATAAACCAAAAAACGCCAACGCTTATGGTCGAGTTCCTATTACTTTATCTATTCCTAAAGAAGTAATGGAAAATATTGTGGCTGAAGCTAACCGCATTCAAGAAAGTAGATCTGTAGTTATTCGCGCCATTTTAGCCAAAGAATTTTCTGACTAATAATGGCTACTAAGATTGATCTTAAAGCCGCTTCAATAGCGCTGCTCAGTAGGCTCGAAGTTGGGTCTACTGAGTATGAGCAACTGTATGCAAAGCTTTTACATGCAGGTGAATTTCAGCGATGCAAAAAGAAAAGATACAAAGAGCGTTACGCTCCTAGACCAAAACGCGACGTGGATGAAATACAACGTCTTCACGATATGATTACAGGACTTCTTTACGATCATAGCTTTCTTACAGCTGGGCAAATTGCCAGCATGTTAAATCTGCCTATTGGAACTGCTAATCATCATCTTAGAGCAATGGACGCTAAAGGCGAAGTTATTCAAAGCAGAGCTGAGAAACGTAAACAAAACTTTTCTCATTGGAGCTGGTCTTTGCCAACGCACGTCATTGAGTCAATAAACAAAAAGAATGAACCTACAGGTGTGACTTGGCCTTAGGTGGCGCAGCCAGCGGACGCTTATCACTGGCAGCAAAAGGATCCTCTTTATACCTTTCTGGGATCTGATTTTGCAACAGGGCGAGAGGTAAAACCACAGCTATCTCTCGCCCGACTTAACTTTCAAAAAGGAGTTACAATGGTCTATATAGACTTTAAATCTGGCAACTGGCGCTTTGTGCAAGCAAATACAAATGGCTTTGCATTAGTCCAGAAATTCAAAACTAAAACCGAAGCTGTAAAAACAGGAAAGCGCTATCTTGAAAGCGGCGCAATCAAAGAGCTCACCATTTATAAACGCAATCAAGATGCAGAAGATTGGTTTGAAAGTGGTGTTTTTTACACAGACGCTTCAAAAATTCCAGTGAGGATTGGCTAATGAAACTAAGTGACCAAGAACTGATTACATTAAAGTTTGCTCTATCAATGGCTAACGAAGAACTTTCTAACATCATTGCTACTGGTGATCCTGAATTTTGGAAAGATCTAGGCGTAGGCAATATTGATCGTGAACAAACGTCAGAAAAAGACTTTCTTAGTGAAGTAGAACTTCTGCAAAAACGAGTAGATAAAACCATCAATCGTAAACTGGCTATTTATAAAGCCAAAATAAAACACGGTGAAAACTACGCTGTAACTTTAGATCCAGAAACTCACAAATATACCGGTTCTGAACTTAGTGATGATTGGGTTGAT